CGTCCGGGGCCACCGTCAGGATTTCAAGGCAGTCCGTCTGCACGAACATGAAGTCCGCCGCGTCATGGGCCGCAAGCAGCGCATGCCGCCCGCGCCCTTCCCTTCGGAAGAACGTATGCAACTGATAAACGCCGGGTTCCTGCCGGATAAACAGGAAGCCCCCGTGCGGCGTTGTCAGCAATACGTTGCCATTCACGCCCACATGCGGTGCCAGGTCGATTGACGTGGTGCCGTCAAAGGCCACCAAGGGCAGGACTTCAGGGTCGTTCAGGACTTCATTGGCAAAGGTGGCGTCGGTCGATAGCTGGACAATGCGCTGTCGCTTCACCGCACCCTCACGATAAAGTCCGGGTCATTGGGAATGGTCACGGTCGTGGCCGTGGTGACATAGGCAGCGTCGGTCTGGGCGTAGTCCCAGAGGTCGGGATAATCCGCCTTGCTGACCGTCTGCCCGGTCTTCGTCAGAAAGCGCGCATTGGGCGTGCCTGCGTACTTGATAGACCCGCCCACCGGAATAAGGCTTTCCTCATAGTCCAGAATGGCCTGAAGAAAGCCCAAGACTTCCCGGTCGTCCCCGTGCAGCTTTGCGGGCACGTTGGGCCTGACGCGGCGCACCATAAGTTCAGTATCCGTCCAGCATGCGTTGACGGGCCCGCATGCGCGCGGCGTCGTCCATGCGCTGCATGATACGCTGGTTATTCATTGCCATGTTGCCCGCCCTCCCGGCCATGGCCGCGCGGGGGTCCTGCCCGCGCTCCCGCCCAAACAATGCAAGGAAATTCTGGAAGGGTGACGATTGCGGGCGCGGCATGGGTTGCGTGTTCGGCATGACACCCTGCGCGCGCGCAATGTAATCACGAATGCTTTCGGGCTGGGGCTGGGCCGCGCCTTGCGGAAGCGACCCCATAAGCGCCTGGCGTTCGGCTTCGCGCTGCTGCTGGTAGTACGCTTCCAGTTCCGCTTCCTTCTGCATGGCCTTGAGGCGCTGCATGTCATTGACGTTGATACCGCCCTGACCGTTGCCCAGTTTTGAAAGCATGTTCGGCATTAGTTGGTTCCTACCTGAATGTCTGCCCACGCGCCGAGAAACACGGCCTTCACCGGGTCGGACACGCGAAAGCGAATAATGCGGTGACGATAGCTGCCGCAGCCAAACCAGACCGCAAGCCATTTTGTTTGCCCCACTGGCCCCATGGACGCAGGGCGCGGGTCAGACCATGTCCGCCCGCCGTCGTCCGAGTAGCACACGAGCACTTGAGGATTGGACCCCTGCCCCGTCACCAAACCCACACCGGCTTCGATATCAAGTTCCAGACGTGACATGAATGCACGCCTGCCGTCATGGTGCAGTTGCAGGCTGGTGGCTTCCCTGACCAGCCCCATGCCCCCTTCGGCATAGCTATCAGCCAGGAGTTCATAAAGGTTCCCGTCGCTCGAGCCGACCACCTGGCGCTGGCCGTTCAAGGTCAGGTTGCGCGCGTCCCAGCCGCCCGTTGCGTCCGACCCCATGGGCCAGGTGCCTGACTTCCGGTAGGACCACAGGTTGGTCGATATGTCCCACGCAAAGGACCATTCGTTGGGTAGCGTCAGCACATAAAACAAATGCCCGCGTTGCTGGTAGGTGAAGGCACTGAGCGCCGAGAGGTCGGACACCTGTTCCAGATAGTTGTCCACTTCCGGCGGGCTAATCTTGCGCGGCGCGTAGCCTTCGGCGCGATAGACGCTGACCCCGCCCGCCCGTCCGTCACGCCCCACCCATGTCAGACCACTATCAACGACAACAGCCGTGTCACGAGCAACGCAGCCGATATTGGCCGCAGCCGTTGCGGTCTTGGCGAAGGCATTCGCCCCGCTGTCGCCGGTCGGCCCCCACCATTCGACGGAGCGTGAGCCCAGTAGTGCCACGTCATTGGCAACCGCACGAATGGCGACGAGATTGTCGCTTTCCGCTTCACCCGTGGCGAAGTTGTTGGCCGGGAACGTCGTGTCGTTGATAAGCTTCCAGCGAAAGCGCCCGGAGTTCGCAACCGCAATCAGCGAATAGCTGGCAATCGACGTGCAGCTTGACGCCTGTTCGAACCCACCCCCTGAATGTTCACTCAAGGCCAAGGTCGGCACGTCAAACTGGTAGGATTTGATTTCGCCGACGATATCAATCTGCGCGCCGTTGTAGGCCATGTCGACCGGCAGGCTGCCTTCAATGGTACCGAGTGCCGTGGTTGAACCACTTCCGGTCACCGCGTGCAGGGTCGTCCCGACCACCACGTAATGCTGGTCGCCCGCCGTGATTTGCCCCCGCACTTGCCCCCCGCCAATGGTGGCGAATAGGCTGCGCGTCGGCGTGCCATAGCAGACAAAGTCGGTGCGCCCTTCGCCTTCGACAGGTTCGCCGTACATGTTGACAAGCGATGTCATGCCAGCCGATTTCGACCGACCGACATTGAAGGCTCGCCCAAACGGGACACGAATGCGCGGCATTAGAAATAATCCGTCACGACAGGTTCTTTGCTGCTGCGCTGGCTGACATGCCGTTCGAGAAGGCGATAACCCGTATCGCCCAAGGCATAGGGAATTTCGCTGCCCGGCCCGCGCCCATAGATTTCCGCGCATTGGCCCGCAATCACTTGTGCGTAAGGAAGCGCTGCCGCGTCGGGAATAACGCTGTCAATCCAGTACACCAGACCCTCTTCAATCAGCCATGCCCGCACCTTGTCGGCCCGCCGTTCAATGCGGTCGCGGTCGTCTGCCGACAACGCCTGACCCGGACCAATCAGGCCCAGCTCCTCGCCGACCAACTGATAGAGGTCTGTGTTCGTGATTGTCATTCGCCAGCCTCGTCAGCCACGACCTTGCGGGGCCGTCCGCGCTTGGGCTTGGGCGCGTCGAAGACGTTCTCGACCATGACCGTGTCGGCCTCTTCGTCCATGGCTTCGAAAAGCGGGTGCGCCTTCAGCTTGCCAATGGCATGCGCATTATCGACATTGACCCACTGGTTGCGCGGGAAGTTAATCCCGTAAACCGTGGTCTCGTCGGGAAGGTCGGCCACGTCCAGCGTGCCGCCTGTGAATCTGATAAGCATGGTTTCTCCGTCGCAAAAACGGCCAGGGGCGGACATAAGCCCGCCCCCGTGCCTTCATGATTAGGACGGCAGTCCCTGATAGACGCCATACAGTGACAGGATGACGGTTCCCGTCGCACCCGTGGTCACCGTGCCACCAGCTGCGCCCGTGACGATGGTGTCGTCCGGGTACTGGTAGTGCAGGCCAGCAACTGCCGCCGTGTAGTTGGCAGTTCCCGCCTGCGCCACCGTGGCGGCGTTGAACAGGCGTGTGGACGAACCGCTATCACCCACCGAAATGGTGACGCCGGTACCGGCTTCCATGTCGGTGGCTTCAAGCGTTGCACCGAGGATGCGGAACCCCTTTGGCACCTTGCCGAAAGTGAACGTATCCGCAGCGGTCAGCGCCGACGTGACGGCGAGTTCAAAAACGAAGCCAATCACGTTGCCGGGATAAGCACCAACACCCGCGTTGGGGTTGTTGGTGAACTGCCTAGAAGTATATGCAGCCATTGGTTCAGTCCTTTCCTAATTAATCGCCAGTGCCCGAGGTATAGACGGTCACAATCCCGTGCTGCTTCGACGCCGAGCTTGCGCCCGTCGCAAAGTGCAGCTTGGAAATGCCCCGCAGTTCCTCGATTGCAACGCCAGGACGGAACTTGTAGTCGCCCGTCGTGTCGGTAATCGGCGTTGGCTCCTGACCCCACGCAACCGCCATGGCCTGCTGGCCACAGAGGAAGTTGGGCTCGACCGAAATCGAGCTGGCCCCCGCCGCCACGAAGGTGGACGACGTGGTAATCAGCGTCGAGATTTCCTCAATCTGACGGACGATGACGCCGTCATAAATGAGGTCGCCGTCCTGAAACAGCGGGTTTGAGTTCATGCCGCCACCTTCACGCGCACGCGCGTCACGGTTGGCATTTATCATGACGCTGTCGTTCTTCAGGTCGCGGAACGAGCGAGCGCCCGCGAACATGACGAAGTATTCGCGCCCGTCTTCCAGACGGAACGGACGAATGGCAGGGCTTGCAGCCTTGGCCATGCGCTTGGCAAGCGAAACCACCGAAGCGGTCAGCTTGTCGTTCGTCGAGTCAACGGCACCCAGACCCGTGGCATGCGTTGCACTGTAGTTCGACAGGGCCGACCCGTAGAGGATACGGTCCTGGTTGGCAGCCGACCACGTATTGTAGTTCGCAGCCGTCGCGCCCGTCACCACGACGTTGCCGTCGCTGTCCACGATATCCGTCGCCGGAACCGAAGACGTGGTGACCGTCGGGCCTGCCATGTACTTAATCATGTCAGCCCGCAGCGTGTCCGAAGACCACAGCTTGAGCATGTCACGACCGGCATTCAGCAGGTCGATTTCGGTCTTGTACTGCGTGCTTTTGGGGACTTTCACTGCGTTCCTGAGCCAGTCAACGCTGATTCCGCAGTTAAAATTCCCCAACTGCTCTTCCTTGCCGTCGAGAACGCCCGAACCACGCACACCGGCAGCGGTGAGTTTCGTCACCAGCGGGATGTTGATGGTCTTGCCGTTTTCCGAAGCAAGTTCGTACTTGGTCATGATGATGGAAGAAGACTTGCGGCCCATGTAAGGCAGGAAGCCGCTCTCCCGGACATATTCAGCCAAATATTCGCTTGACCACTTTTGCTTTTCCAAAGCGGACGAAAGAAGTGTCTCTGCCATGGCAGATGTTCCTTATGAACGGAACACCGCGTTAAACGCCTCCCCCGGCCCGACGGGCACGTTGGGGCCTTTGCCGCCC